TTAATTCTTTATTTGGATTTTGATCTCTAGATGATTTCTCTGGTTTTTCTCCTAAAGAGAATAATAATTCTTCCATACCTCCACTTTCAACCCATTTATTATATTCTTCTATTTTCTTTGCTAGTTCTTTATCATCTTCTACTTTTTTAAGTTTGTTATCTTCAGATTGCTTTTTAATTCTTTCTTTCATTTTTTCTTTGTTCATTTCTTTATTGATGTGTGCCATGAATGCATTTTTGTTGAATTTCCCTTTTTTTCCTCCCATTCCATTAACTCCCATTTGTTTTAAAATACCATTAATGTTGTCCATTCCAGGCATTTCTCCAACTTTTTTCATTAGTTCTCCTGCTTCTTCCATTAGTTCACTTTTTTTTATCTCACCAGACTTTATTTTTTCATCTAGTTTTGTTCCTGCTTTTTTAACAAGGTTCATAATTTTACCTGGATTTTTCATCATAGCTTTTAGTACATCGTTAGTATTTTCAATATTACCTAATTCAGCACCAAGCTCCTCAGCTGTTTCTTCTGCAATTTCTTTAGCTAGTTGACCAATTTTTCCTTCTAGCATGGAAGATATATGATTTTGAAATCCTTCAATATCTGGCATAGTTTCATTGATGTTGTTAGAAATATCTGAATTTCTATTTTCAAATAACTTTTGTATATTATCCATAGTTTCTTTTAGTTTGTCTTTGAAATCGTTCTCATTAACAGCTTCAAATAATTTTGCAGTTTCTCCGAAAGATCTACCATCATCCATTTTACCAACAGTAGAAAATAGAATAAGTTGTAAATATTTCCAAATAGTTTCTTTAATACTATCAGTTACATCATTTAAGTTCCATAACATTTTAAAGTCAATATTTGGTAGAAAAAATAGATCAAGATCATCATTTGTAAATATGTCTTCATTTTGATATAGAATATCAAAGAATCTTTCTGGATAAACTGTTTTACAGTGCTTAAATATTAATTCATATTCTATATTATCGTTATCATCATATAGATATTTAATAGGATCTTTAATTTCTTCTGGAAATGTATTTTTTAGATCATTACAAAAATCATTAATAATTTTCTTGAAATCTTCACTAATTTCTTCGTTCATAATATTAAATGTACATTTTATTTAAATATAAATTATTATAATAAATAAAATATTAATTATTTTTATAACGTTCAGATAATAATGATAAATTTTTTATGTATTTCATACAATGACCTCTATTTGTATCATCCATTTCACTAATAGGTTTTCTAAAATTATCAATTTCAGTCATAATTTGTTTTGCATCCTCCATGTACTGTAAATCTTGTGAATAATCTTTAGTTATGAAAAAATCAATATTTTCATTTTCAATATCTTCTTTGTATGGTGACCATATATAATCATACCAAACTCCAATTAATAACTTTGGATTGAATTTTTTTAGTGTTAATAAACTATTTCTAGTCTTAATAAGTGCAGTATTATTTGGAAAAACATCATTAATATCATTTAAAAATGCTTCAAATTGTGTATTGAATGTTTTTAAAAAAATAGCCTGTTGGGACATAATATAATAAAAGTTAAAATCTTTTTAAATAATTACAAAAAATAATTAAATTGATTACATTGATCTTTTTTGTTGAGGTAATTGTTTTTCACGTTCTTCCATAATTTGTTCCATACTCATATTACTATCTACTTTATCTGGTTGCCAAGTATCAGGTGGAGTATCAATATTATCACGTGAATCATGAGTAACGTAATTATGCATTTGTCTAGTTCCTCCATTACCATTTTGTGCTGAAAGATCATCCGAACTTTGATCTAAAAAACTATATGAATCTGACATGACACCACACATAGAACTTCCTAAAGAAAAAGCTTGTGGTTCTTCTATTGTTGATACAGAAGATTTTGTGTTTGATTTTATTTCAGGTCGTAAATAGTCCTTAATTTCTGTACCAAATAATACATGATGATTTTTGTTTAGTAATAAAAGAGCTGGAACTTTTGTAACACTTGGCGGTAGTATTACTTGTTGTCCATTATCGAGTATTATGAATGTTTGTCCTTTATCATCTTTTGTTCTTTTATCAATACATATGAAATGCATATCATTTTTAACATCACTTTTCGCTAAAATTTGTAAGAGATTTTGACAGTTTTCACAAAATTTGCTATAATATAAAACACTACTCATAATTTAATAATTTATTCAATTAAAATTTTAAATAGATTTAAATTTATTAATTATTAATAAAATTGAATAGATATTAAAAAATAAATTATAATCATATAATATGTCATCTCCTAAAATATATGATTTAACTGAAAATAAAGGCTTATTAACGTTTACTTTAAAAGGTGTGAATGTTTCTATAGCAAATGGTTTAAGAAGGACAATGATATCTGATATAGATACAGTTGTTTTTCGTACTACACCATATGAAAAAAATGATGCAGAATTTAAGGTAAACACTAGTAGATTTAATAATGAGATATTAAAACAACGATTGAGTTGTATACCAATACATATAAAGGATGTAGATGGTTTTCCATATGATCAATATATATGTGAATGTAGTGTCAAAAATGAAACAGATGAAGTTATTTATGTTACAACAAAAGATTTTATGATAAAAAATGTTTTAACAGGTGAGTATATTAATGATGATCAAAAAGAAAAAATATTTCCAAAAAATACAATTACAGAAGAATATATAAAATTTTGTAGATTAAGACCTAAAATATCAGATGAAATACCTGGTGAAGAAATACAATTTACTTGTAAATTTTCAATAGGTAATTGTAAAGAAAATAGTATGTTTAATGTATTATCAACGTGTGCTTATGGAAATACTCTAGATATACTAAGAATAAATGAAATGTGGGATAATAAAGAAAATCAATATAGGTCAGATGGTATAACAAAAGAAGAGATAGAATTTAATAAGACAAATTGGTTAGCAACTGATGCTAAGAGAATATACGAAGAAAATAGTTTTGATTTTAAAGTGAAAACAATCGGTGTATTTACTAATAAGTATATTTTAACTACTGCATGTAAAAAGATAATAGATAAATTAACAGAAATTAAAAATAGTATACCAGAAATTCAAATATTACCAGCAAATGTTGTAAATGAAAATTCATTTGATATATGTTTATATAACGAAGGAAATACAATAGGTAAGATATTAGAATCAATAATTCATATCAGGTTCTTCGAGAAAGAGAAAAAAATATTGTATGTTGGTTTTAAGAAGAATCATCCACACGATGAATACTGTTATATTAGAGTAATATTGGGAAAAGATGATGATATTGATGTATTAAGAAAGTCAATATTAGAAAAATCTTTAGATGATGGTATAACAATTTATACAGAAATTAAAAATCAAATATAATATAAATAAATATTATATAATATAATACGATATGATTCATTTCATTACATATGCTGATTCAGTTTTTGAAAAATCAAAGAATAGGATTTTTAATGAGGCAACATCCACTGGTTGGTTTGATACAGTTAGTAAATATGGTCCAGAAGACATTGATGATAATTTTAAAAATAGATTTAAAAATGTTTTATCTTCAAAGCGAGGAGGTGGTTATTGGATATGGAAACCATATTTTATAAAGAATAAATTAAATGAAATAAACGACGGTGATATATTAATTTATCTAGACGCTGGGTGTACAATAAATAAACAAGGAGGATTAAGATTTCAAGAATATATTGAAATGTTAAATAATAGTGATGAAGGAACTATATCTTTTTTGTTAGATCGTATAGAAAGAAATTATACTTCTAAAAAAATTTTTGATTATTTAGATGTAGATATTAATAGTGATATTGCAAATAACAGTCAAACAATGGCTACTATACTTATATTAAAGAAAAATTCAAAAACAATAAAATTAGTAGAAATATGGAATAGTGTTTTATATAATGATCCATTACTTTTTACAGATGCATATAATAAAAAAGAAATGAATCATCAAGATTTTATTGATAATAGACATGATCAAAGTATTTTTAGTATTATTAGAAAAAAAAATGGTTCTTTAATGCTAGATGATGAAACATGGTTTGGTGGTTATGATCAATTTGGAAAATCAGTTAGTAAGAAATTCCCTTTTTGGTCTACTAGGAGAAAATGAATAATATAAAAAATTATTAATAAAATAATTTATTAATAATTTATTTTTTATTGTTTTATAAAATTTATGCTACCATTTCTGTTGTTGCTTGTTGTTCAATATTATTATTATTAGGTCTATATTTTAAGTTAAGACAATACATCAACAATCTAGGTGGTAAATTGTCAACAAAAGCATTTACATTACTTCTTTGTATAGACAATCTATTCGGTTGTAGATCTTTAAGATAATATTGATGTATATTGAACATATGTGTCTTATATTCATTTGGAAACATATATAATGGTTTTTCTTTTTTAATATAACATGATACATAATTAGTGTAAAGATCATTTGAAAATTTTCTTAGTTTTTCATCATATCCATACATTTTACTAGAATGTTCTGGGAAATACGTAAGATATTCTTGTAGCTTCTGTTCTTTTCTCAATTCTAGAAAATGATATTCTAGTTTTGGTTGATTTCCACGTAAATTTCTTATGTATTCAAAATTTAAGTTTCTAATTTTGGTTCTTTCACCTGTTCCTATTCTGTGTATTACAACACCCATTATATTAGATGGAACGCTTCTAGAAAACCAATTACATATTCCACTATAACCAGTATCACTTATGTTCTTGATAGCTTCTTCTGTTAGTCCATTTTGATTTGGGAAAGGTGTAGTGTAAGTATTTTGTAGCATGTGAACATCTAGATACTTTGGATAATGAAGCGGCATTTTTATAGGTTTGATAAGTTTACTGTTGAGTTCTAGGAGATAGTTCCAGATTTCAAGACTAGAATGTTCTTTGACTCCCCACCCAGGCAATTCAGTTTTTTCAATTTTGTACATTTGTATTAAGTATAAAGATGGCTCAGTAAAAGTTGTTACAATTCTGTTATCTGGATGTTGAAAGACAAAGTTATAACAAATTCCTTTGTCTAAGAATTCAAAATCTAAACCGAAATCGTAACATATATCATGAAACATTTTGGAAAATGTAACTGGATTTCCATCGCTTTTAAAGAAATGGTTGTTTGCTCCAACAAAACTTTTGGTTGAAATTTCCCAATTAGAGGTAGCTTTGTTATAAAATACTGACATCATAGTACCTTCAATAAATTCTTGAAGAACAACTTCTGCCTCTTGATAGTTGTATTTAGAAGTAAACCCTGTATAATCAACGGTTTTTGGTGGAGTAAAACATATAAGATCATTATTTTCATTGAATATTATTGATCTAGCAGTTCCAAGTTGAAAACCGTTTTCTTCGAAAATAATAGGGCCTTTTTTATCGTTATCTAGGTATTCTTTTTTGTAAGAAACAATGTTGAACTCATGTACTATTTCTTCATTTTCTGTATCCTTCTTTTTATAATTTTTTATTTTAAATTTAGATTCGTTCCCATTTTGAACAAATGAATCTTGGAATACGGAGAACTCAGGCACGAAGTGTGTATACATTTCAGTATTAGCTGACATATTTTATGTATATAACTTTTGCATATATTTTTAAATCAATTTTTTTTAATTAAATCATTTTTTTTTTCAATTAAAACATATAAATATAATAATATACTTATATATTAATGTCAAAGGAAATAAATACAAAATTAAAATTAGGAGACATCATAAAAATAGAAGCTGAAACAAATACAGATTTAAATAATAAAGAATTTTTTATTAATTATATTGATAAAAGTGAAATAGTAATAATTAATTCAGAAAGTGATTATATAATAAGACTTGAAGATGGTAAAATAATGGATAAGTCAATTCAAAAAATAATATTATTAAGTAGGAGCGAAAAAGAAGGGTTTATAAAACAAAATAATTTAGATATTAATTTTTGGGTAGATTTAAATTTTGGAGGTGATTTACCAGAAACTTTTACAGGTAAGATAACAAATATTGAAGGTGACATGATTGAAGTTACTAGATATCCAGATACATCACAGATAATATATATTGATTTTGCATATAGTGGTATACCTAGAGATATAGATTTAAATAATATAGTAATAAGAGAAAGTCCTAAAAAAATAGAAGATATTAATTTACCAAATGAAGAAGAGACAGAAGAAATTACTGATGAATATATAAATCAAGAAGAACAAGTATTAGAAGGTGAAATAATAACAAACTTGAATCAACTTGTATTAGGTGAAGAGTTAGAAGCTTTACAATTTGAGAAAGTAGATAAAAAACAAAAAAGATTTGGTTTAGATATTCAAGAAAAAGATATGGTAGATGATATGATATCAAAATTAAAAGAAAAAGACAGAACTAATAAAAAGATAAATGAAATACACAAAGTGGTTGAGAAATTTAAAAGACTTAGAAAAGATTATTCAAATTATGATGTTAATGGTAATGTAATGTTTCCGATAAAGAAGAAAGGAGCAAAATATAAACCATTATTAATATCATTGACTGATATGAAAGATAAAATAAATTTTTTAATACCTGTAATTAATTCAGGTCGTTTAATTTTAGATATTGATAATACTGATGAAAGATTTGATATTTATCCAGATCATACATGGAATTTTATTGATCAATATAATATCGCATTTGATAAGTTTAAGAGTAACGATGTAACGTTTGGTGAAAATAATTATAATACTTTTGTTGCTAGCATGAATAATATTTTTCAGTCTTATAAAGATATAAGTGAGTATAATGGTTTTTCTAAAGACGTAAATGACAATATAGAATGTTTGATAAGTAATTATGATGATTTAGTATCTTCAAGTTTCAATAATGGTAAAATTCAAGACACAAAATTTGTAATGAGTAGACATAATAAGGGTTTACATAAAAGAGTTTTAGAAAAAGATGTATTCAAAGATGATCAGAGAATGATGTTAGAAAAATTATCTAATGGTGAAAGTATAAAGATTCATTCATTTATGATGCTTCCAAAAGAAATTATCCAGAAGAAATGTGATATAAGATTAATAAATTTATTAGAAAAAATAAAAAGAAAAGATGTCTTTTCTAATGAGTATACACAAGTTTTTAATAGTAACAAAAAAATAGTTGAACATAATATTAAAAGTTTGAATGGTGACATTGATTATAGTTTTGATGATATAAATTTATTTTCATTAGATGAGACTATTTTGAAGAATCATTTATTAAGAGATGAATTATATAATGAGTTTTTGGATATTATTATACCTAGAACTGGAGAAATTATTAAGAAATCAAAGGAAGATCTTGAAAGATATCTTTCTCTATATGATATTGAAAAATATTTGGAACCATTTATGATTTATCATGATACATTAACATTTAAACAATATGAAATGATTGATCAATATATATATAATAATAGAAAGTTATATGTGAAAAGAATAAAGAAGGTTAATAATATGTTTTATGATTACAAAAGTAAATTAAAAAATAATTTTAATGAAAAATTTGGTTACAAAGAGGAAAAGAATAAATATAGAATGAATTTTAATTACAGATATATTAATCTTGATGAAATAAATTATACAGAGAGTGAAATAATAACAGATTCATTATCTAAAGATTTTTCTAATTCATTAATAAGTTCATTAGTAGATAGTGAATTATTAGATGAAGAGAATAATAATATGTTAATAGAATATTTCAAGAAGAAATATTCAAATGATAGTAAAAAGAATGATAATTGTGATCCAACAATATTAGTAGCTAAAAAATATCGAAAGTTAAAAGAATTAGAAAAGGATAATGGTATAAATATATATTTTGATAGTGAATACGATGATACAGTATATGATTTAAATAATATTTATGAAAAGGAAAAAGCATCACTATCTGTTGCAGAATATAAAAATTTTATAAAAAATAAGTTGAGTGATATAAACGGTATAAATGATGAAAATGTAGATTATATTGTATCTTCAATAGTAGATGGAAAAAAGAAAGTAATTGATGGACAATATGGATTATTAGAAAAAATAGGTGATGGTGGTGAAGATGACATTGAAGGAATGTATTATAATTATTATATAAGAGATAAGGATCAATGGATTTATGATAGTGAAACTACAGAAAAAAACAAATTTAAAATGTTATTACAACCATCTTGTGATGTAAAATTAGGTTGTGTAGAGGATGAGGGAATATACATTCAAGGAAAATCAATAAGAAAAGATGAGGATTGTATAAGTAAGAATGAGTATTTAATGAGAATAAAGAAGAAGATTTTAAAGAAAATGATAACTGAATTTGAACATACATACGATTATTCTATTGAAAAAATGAAAAAATATATTGAATATACGTTAAATAAACATTCATTAGAATTATCCGATAATATAAAAAATATTATATCTGAAAAATTAAAATACAATAATTATTTATATCAATTATCTTTAACTAGCCCTGAGGGATTAAATATACCAAATAGTCCTAACAAAAGTTTACTTGATAAAATTTTACAACAAGAAGATATAAATAAAAAGAATGATAATATAGTATTATTTTGTAAATATTTTACAAGAGATGCAATAAATGATGAAAATGTTAATTGGAAATACTGTAAGGATACAGGAGTAGAATTATTACCTTTATTTAGATATGAATTAGCTTATGAGTATATAAAAGATACAAGTTTTTACAAAGAAAATTATAAAAATGCATTAAATAGAATACGTGTAAAGTATGGTGAATTAAGTGAAGATGGAGATAAGTGGGTATCAAAAGAAGGTGGATGGAAGATTATGGATGTAGAAGAATTTTCAGGAGAGCAATATGGACCAAGTGGATTTAAAGAAGTTTCAGAAGCAATAGATGTAGACGAAGACGATATTGAAATGGATGAAGATGAAGAAATATTAAATGAAGTAAATACTCTTTTAGATAATAAGAAAGATATTTTTGAATTTAAACAATTGTATTTGAATGCTAATTCAAAAATTGTATATGAGATAATAGTAATATTTATAAAAGAATTAAGTATCTCTTTGAACCAAGAAACATTAAACTTTATAATAAAACATGTAAACAAATCGTTTCAATTACATTTTTATAAAGATGACATAAGTGATAGAGAGCGTGATAAAGTATTGTTAATTTTAACTTTGTCTTGTGTATTACTTGGTATACAATTAAAGGTAAAAAATATAATTTCAACAAAAACTGTTGGAACATGTAAGACCTCTTTTACTGGATTTCCTGTATTTTCTGAAGATGGTGTTGAGGGTGTAGAATATATATCTTGTGTAGCTTATTCTTTAAGAACTAAAAAGACTTCATTATTTAAATTATTTAATAAAGTGAAAGAAGAAAATATAAAAGAGGCTATAATAAAATATACAACTGATTATGTATTAACTTTCCATGAGATACAAAGTTTAATATATGAGTATAAAAATTTACCAAAAGAAATAACATCAGATGAAGTTGATTTGAAAAAATGGAATAATTTTCAACCACAATTATTAAATGTAAATTTATCAACAATAAATAATGTGTCATCTGATTTCTTACCAAGTTTAATAGGAATGATGAAGAAAGGGAGTTATGAATATTTATATAAATTAAACATTTTGAAAGGAAAAACAATACAATTATCTTATTATTTTATGAATTTGATACAGAAGATTATTCTAAAGAAGAAGTTATTATTAATGAATAAGAAAGGAGAATATTTTTTAGAAAATTCATGTTGTGATGAAGATCACATAAAATCTCCTGTAGAATATTTTAATGATGAGGATAGATCGATATTAAATTATCATGATATGATAGTTTTTAATAGTGAATCAATTCAATTAATAAATTCAGTTATAACTCCAAAAATGTTAATATTAAGTTTGTTAAAACTTCCATTATCGATTGAGAATGTATCAACAAAAACAGTAAATGATAACAACATATATCAAGCAATAATATATTATTGCAAAATAGGTGATGAAAAGAATGTCAAGAGATATTCATTACGAAATGTCTGTAAAGATATGAATATAAGGTTTAATTCTAATGACAGTTTAACAGAAAAAATAGAAAAGTTAAAGAATGAAGGATACAATTTTAATTATAATAATTTAATTGAGTTGATGCAAATTATAAATTCAGAGAATAGAATAAAAGTTAAATTATCATCACAGGAGATTAGTAGAAGTGATAAGATGAGAAATATTTTGGAAGATAATAATTTATTTACAAGTAATGATATAAATGAAAAATTGTATAATATTTTTGATAATTATGATGCTGTTTCATCAAATACTTCTCAAGAAGAAAATATTCTATTACAAACATATATTTATGATGAAAACGATAAGATGCAAATAAAAATTACCAATTTTCTAGAAGGTAATATTTCATATTCTAATACTGATCGTTCACGTGTTAATAAATTTTTAGATTCTATAATAAAATTTAATAAAAATAATGATATGGAAAATATTATTGAAGATGATTACTATCATAAAAATATAACATACATAAAAGGTTTAGTAAATGATGTTTCAATATTGTTACCTGAAATAGTTATAAACAAGAATGATATAACAAGATTTAAGTTTCCTCCATCATGGAATAATATGTCAAAAACACACAAAAATAGAGTAGCATCTTTTATTGAAGAAAGTTATACAAAATTCAAAAAGTTTTTTGGTAGAAAATATTTGGATAATTTTTTCCAAAGGTTAATTGTAAAAATAAAAAAATACAACAGTATTTTAGAAATAATACCTACTCATGATACAATAATTACAAGAAATACATTGATAGAGCCATTATTAAGTTCAAAAACAATATTATACATATACAAATATGTTTTATTAAAGGTATTTGAAAACTATGTTGATTTATCAAATGAAATATCCGAAGAGATACCAATTGAGGATAAAAATGAATTTTTAAATAATGTTGGTATGTTTATATTTTTAATAATAAATAGTAATATTGATGATTTAAAAGTGATAGATATAAATTATGAATATATTATGAAGAAAGTAAATAGTCAAAAAGAAAAAGAAAAGAAAGAAATAACGGATGAATTGAGAGATTTAAATGAACAAGAAAAAGAAGTAGAATTATTTAAAAAGAAATATAAAAATGATGGCAGATGGGCATTAGCTGCAAAGAAAGAGTTAACTAAATATGGTAAGACATCATATGATAGTGATACATTAGCAATAGGTGACATGAATAATTATTTGATGGCAGAGCTTAATGAGCAAAACAATATAAGTGAATTAGGTGAAGATTATCATGATGGAGTCGATGTGAATGGGATGATGGAAGACTAAAATATTTATTAATTATTATTTTATAATAAAGTAATTATAAAATAATCTTATAAAGTATATATGAATAGAATGTATTTGAGAAAGAATATAACATATATATCTGTAATAATATTTTTGATATTTTTTGGAATGGTATATTATTGTAAACCTCAGTTTGCTTTTAACGATGATGGAACAATAAAAAATTTTGGTGTTGGTTATAAAAGTAAGACAGTTGTACCTTTATGGTTAGTAGTAATATTTTTAGCGATATTCATTTATTTAGGTTTGATATACTATATAATAAATCCTAAAATAGTTTAACTATTTATAAGTTCAGATGTAGCTCGAGCTTCTTCTTCTAGTTCTTGAACTTTTTTATTACATTTAATAGTAGCAATGTATCTATTAGATATAGTGTAAGCAATCGTAGATAATAATATATACCATATGAATTCTGATACCTTATCTTTTGTTTCAATAATTTTATAAAGTTCTTCTTTATATTGTTCAGCAGCTTTAATATTTCCAAACATTGAAGACCAGAAAGAGTTTATGTTGGTTAATGTAATAACATTTAACATGATAGATTGATCTTTATATATGTTGTTAATCATATTTTTTTTATCATTGAAGGAAAGTTGACCATTTGTTTCATTTTTATCATCTATTCCTTGTTCTACGATTGTATTAAATAAACTTATAATCAGTGCATTTGCTTTCATGAATCGAACGAACAAATATCCAAATGTATTAGAGAAAGGTGCTTTCCAACCAGGATATGCACTAAATACAATAGATATAACTAAAAATACAAATACCCAAGGAATAAAAGATATAAATGAATGGAAAATTATAGTAGTATTTCCAGAACATTTATTTCCGATATTTACAACATTTAATATAAATATTATAATACCCATTAGTATTGCATATCTTAAAGTAGTAAAACCAGTTTGTTTATTTATATCAATTTCACCAGTTGCTTCGTCTATTTTATAGTTTTTATATATAAAGTGAAAAATAGATATAATAGAAAAAAGTAATATAATAATGTTCATAATATTTGTGTATAATATAATTATTTATTTTTATTAAATATATTATACTAAAATAATGGAATTTAGTAAACCATCGTTAATTGAGCCAACTGTAAAAACGTTTATGATTGGTACATTAAAACATTGTAAAAAAGTTAGAGATGAGTATTATTCATATGTTTTTAATCTTGGTTCTATTGTTGTTTTTATTATTTTATTAACATTACTTTTGTATTATAAATATAAGGGAAAATTAACACCCGAAGAGAAAGAAAAAAAAGATATAGAGAAAAAACATTATATTTTATCAACAATTAAAAAGTATCAAACAATGAAACAAAAGTCAAAAAATGAGTTGATAACGGGTTTACCAGAATGGAATAATGAGTATGATTATAAATAATCTAATATATATATATTATATGGATGAAAATATAGATGGAAAAGTATTAAACGCAATAGATAATTTTTACAAATTAAAAACTGAATATGAAAATCAAAATAAAGAATTATTAAAAAAGTTGAAAAGTATATATTTATCTAAACAGAAAAGTTTAAAGGGATTTAAAAAAAATATGAAAAATATAAAATTTAAGTGTATTAATTGTAAAAGAGAGGTAAACACAATTTTTCAAATAAAAAACTATGAAATGAAAGCAAGATGTGGAGATTTAGAAAATCCATGTAAATTAAATATTGAAATAAATAGAGGCATATTTTTACCTTATAATAAGATATATGAAGGTGATGGAATAATAGAAGGTTTAAAACCACGTTTAGATACATTAAAATCAAAGATAATAGATGTAAAGACTAGACTTATTTTGAAACTCATAACAGATGTAGAAGCTATATCATTCTTTGATAGCTATAATGAAGAGTTATCATTAATGATGGAAGATTTAGCTTTGAGAGAAGAAATATATTTATATGTATTAAATAATGAATCAAAAAGTGACAATATATCATCTAAAATTCAATTAAGGGAACAGACAATTCAAGAAATTAAAAAAGATATTTCAGAATTACGCACGCATGAGCATTACCAGAAGCAGCAGGAGGGAGGCAGCGTAGCAGTCCAAGCAAGTTCAGAAGATAAAGATGATAAAATTATCACAAAAGTTATTGATAAATATTTAACATTATTAATACCAACAATAGATGAAATAAATAGTCTGAAATATAGAGTTAATGAAATGGATAGCACTACATTAAGTAGACATACACTAATGTATTATGATACACAACAAATATATTATGATCCAGAAGATAATGCAATAATATCTAATGAATATGGAAATCCAGAGTTACAAAGAAGAGTGAATAATAATGATGATGATGATGATGATAATGATTATTTATTATAATTTTTTTATAAATTAATATTTTTTTAGATTCATAATGTATATGTTATTTGATTATATTAACTTTAAATTTTTTTTAATTAGCCTTTCTATAGGATTATTTTTTGTTTATATAATTGATGTACCTAAAAAAGTGATATACTTATCTCCAACCATAGATAATGTAGAAAAAGTTATTTATAAAGATAATTCTGATAATTGTTACAAATATAAACCATTGGAGGTAAAATGTCCCTCAAATCCAGATAAAATAGAAAAAGTAAAATTACAATAATAATATAGTAATATAATATATGTTAGCATTAAAGAATATTATTACTAGTGAAACAGGTAAAATAGTAATGTCAATAATACTTGGATTTGGTTTAGCATCATTGTTTAGTAAAGTTTGTAAAGACAGAAATTGTATTGTTTTTAAAGGTAAAAATCCTGAAAAAATTAAGGATAAAATTTTTAAATACGATGATAAATGTTATAAGTATGAATTAATAAACACATCATGTGATAGGAATAAAAAAATAGTAACTATTGCGTAAATAAATTATGAATAAGATGTTATTAGAAGTATAATGAGTGGTACAACAAATTTAGATGATTTACCTATAAGTAGTGGTGAACAAGATAAACAAATGGTAAATGAGATTGTATCAGGTATACAACAAGCATCTATGAACGGTGGTTTAGATTTACCAAATAGAGATATACCAATGAATACATCAAATGTAAATAGTGATATTCAAGTTCAACCTGATTATGTACCTAAAACTGAAGAGGATTATATAACTTCACATGAGACTTCAGAAACAGTACTAAATGATGCTAAATTAGAAGAAAATAGAATTAATAATTTTAACTATTTATATGATAAAGCTCATATATTTATATTAATAGCATTTATGTATTTCATATTTCAACTACCAGTTTTTTCTAAAATGATGCTTAAATATTTACCATTTTGTTTTGCTGAAGATAAAAATTTAAATTTACAAGGAACTATAATAAAAAGTATGCTTTTTGCAGGAATATTATTTATACAAAATGAAACAATAAATTTTGTAAGTAACATGTAATTTATATATTAATAATATATATATGCCTTTATAGCTCAGCGGTAGAGCGTTTGCCTTGTAAGCAAAAGGTCTCGTGTTCGATCCACGATTGAGGCTAATCTATTAATAAATTAATTATTGATTAATTTATTAATTAATTTACATTGAGTTTAAACACATAGAATAAACAAGACGAACATTGAAATATAATAAGAAATTATTCAATAAAACGAATAATAAAACAGTGAAATTTTTGAATTTATCAAACATACAGTAAACAATAGTAATTACAGCTCCAATAAGAGCGATAAATGCAAGTACCATAATAACATAAAAATAGTTACAGTAAACTTTTCCTTCAAAAGGTCCTAAAATATTATCTAGAGTAAGTTCCATTATATAATAGGTTAATAAAAAATTTATAATTATTTAAAAGAATAATTATAGTTTTATTATGAAGATTTTAAAAAATATAAAAAATAAAGGTTTAATATTATTTGATGTAACCTTAAGAGATGGTATTCAATCAATTAAAACAAAATATTCCTTAAGTGAAAAAAAACATTTATTTTATAAAATATACAATAAATATAATCCACATAGTATCGAAATTGGTTCATTAGTATCAGATAAAATTATTCCTCAAATGAAAGGATCAATTGAATTATTTAAAAGTGTCCATGAAACATGTGATAAAGATATTTATATGATGGTACCAGATATAAAAAAATATAATGAATTAAAAGGTAATAACATAAAAAATATATCACTGATAACATCAGTATCAAATAGTTTTACATTAAAAAACACTAATAAAAGTGAAGAGAAGAGTTTAGAAAACATTAAAACAATAATAGATATCACTAATAAAGAAAATATCATAAAAAAAATAAAATTGTATATATCTTGTATAAATGAGTGTCCAATAGATGGCAAAATAAATAATGATGTTGTTGTAGAAAAAATATTAAGGTATTTGAAATTTAGCGAAATAAATGAATTTTGTTTATCTGACACATGTGGTACATTAATTTTTGAAGATTATAAGTACATATTAGATAATATATTAAAGTATATAAATAAAGATAAAATAGGATTACATCTTCATATAGGAGATAATATTGATGAATATAGAAAAATAATTAATTATTCTATAGAGAATAATGTTAAAAAGTTTGATGTTTCATGTTTAGAAAATACTGGTGGATGTGTAGTAACAATAGATAATAACAAAATAAAATCTAATTTAACATATGAACAATTAGAATCTTTGTTAGAATAACAATAATATTTTGTTATAATATATTATATGTCAAAAAGCACTAGATTTGGTATAAATACAAGATTAGGAAACAATGATAATACTTCAAAATCCAAAAATTTTGTTTTGGGTGCAGTTGGTTCTAGAAATATAAATAGAAATGTATTAATTTCACGTGTTAGACCAGATTGTCCATGTTTTGATGAAGATATGTATCCATTTATAGAAAAAGGTATTATATTGTCTGGTTATTATATTTCAGATGATTCTACATTTGATAATGATGGGTTGCCTAGTTTTATATTACAGGGATCAAATGATTTATTAGAATATAGATTAGATAAACCTTTTACCGTAAAACAATCAGGCGAAACAAGAACTTTATATTATGTATATAGTTTTGATGGTGACCAAAATGTATCAGATACATATCTAGAAGATGTATCATTTAGTCCATTATTTTTTGCAAGTAATGAAAATCACCCAAGATCTGTTAAAAGAGCTAATCCTGATATTCAACTTATAGGAATAAGTACAATAGATACTGATATGATAGGTGGACCTGAAAATCCAAAAATAGATGGACCTACAAAAATTTTAAGAGTAAATGAAAAAGTTGTTTATAAATACAGTGAAGATTCTGATAGTAATCAATATCCAGATGAAAATGGAATTACTGTAATTAGAGATGGAATAACTATAGTTTTTAAAGCACTAACAGGTGATTCTGATGAAAAAGACTTTATTGAACCTCAACCAGAGCCTGAGCCTGAAGCTGAACCAGAGCCTGAGCCTGAAGCTGAACCAGAGCCTGAGCCTGAGCCTGAAGCTGAACCAGAGCCTGAGCCTGAAGCTGAACCAGAGCCTGAACCAGAACCTGAGTCTGAACCAGAGCCTGAGTCTGAACCAGAACCAGAACCAGATTTTTTAATTAGTGTTGAAACAGAAATAATACCAGCTGGAACATTAGGAGATGCTTATCCTGATGAATATGTTCAAAACAGACTATTATTAAGATTGGAAGACATGCAAGATAAAAATACTAACTTAACTAGTTTGAAAATAAATGTTTTACCTGATAATGATCCAGTTGAAGATGTTATATTCCAAGAACCTTTGATGAATTCTGCTGTTACTCCAACATCAGGTGAAATATCTCTCGCACCATTACGTATATATGATACATATCTTGGATGGGGAGAAATAGTTGCAACTGATAGTAATAGTAGACCAAATTTCCAAGGTGGAATTATTGAGAGAACAATAATTGAGAATGTAGTATGGTTTAAATCAGGAACTTCATTGCCTGTTAGTAATTTCTTTATTGCACAAATTACTATTAAGAAAGGAACATCAGGTACTTTTAACTTTTCTATTAATCCAGAGAATGTTCCTGACGTTATATCATCTTTCGTTACAGGAACAATACAAGATGGAGAAATTGTTATAAATACTCCATTAGCATATTCATTAAACGGTGATCCACTTTAATTATATTTAATATTAATTAGTTATTAATCTTAATATTAAATGAAGATAAAGTTATAATGAGTGGATATTCACATCCCACATTTAGATATTTTTTAGGTGATTTTAATAATGATTTTGTTGTTGATCAAGGCGATTTAGACTTAGTTTTATCAAAATATGGATCAGTTTATGGTCAACGTGATCTAGATGAAGTTTTGGCATATTATGGAAGAGTCTATGAAGAAGCTCCTCAGCCTGAACCACAACCAGAACCCGAACCACAACCACAACCCGAACCAGAACCTGAATCTGAACCAGAAGCTGAACCAGAAATAATTCCTGGATTTGTCATTGACGGTTTAGTTTCACAATCAAATATTAAATTTTTTAATTTAAAAAATAAAAATTTAGAAGATACAAATATATCAAACAATGAAGGTGTTTACATATTTCCAGATGGATTAAAAGATAATGTATTTTATTACATAACTGCAACTGGTGGAGAAAATATTAGTACTAAAACAAATTTAGAAAATAAAAGATATTCAAATATTACGTATCTAGACTTATTAGACATATCAAATAATAATTATAACATAAATATTTTTACAACTCTTGTTGCTGAATTAGTAAATGAAATTGTAACAACACAACATTCATATCAAGAAATAAAAGATATAATAGAAGAAGCTAAAGATAATGTTCACAACATGTTTGGTTTAGATCGTTCTGAAGAATTTAACTTTAATTATTTCGATGATAGATTATTTAATAAAGATCTTGCAACTCTTTCAACAAAAATTAATTGTATGACTAACATATTATCACATGTAGTTCCTTACGAAAATGTATTGTCATCAATTACAAATATATTATATTCAGAATTTTATGGTAATACATTCCAATTTAACGATAAATATAATGGAATAAGTACATTAGTAGATGAAGCGAACATAGAATTTATTATGTTCAACGTTATAGGATATAGTGCGAGTGAAAAATATGGAACAAAATTATATTTAAAAAGAGTTTATAAAATAATTGATGAAATTGCTTTAAATAATACTTATTTGACATCCAGATACGAGAGTATAAATTCTTTTACTTTATTATATAATATAACAGATTTATCTAATAACTTTGGTATTACATATTCTAGTGATATTTCCAATAATTTTGATGATTTGACATATCAATTAGCTAGAAATTCAGTTGAAGTTTATGGTGTTACAGAACCTCAACCAGAACCAGAACCAGAGCCTCAACCAGAACCAGAACCAGAACCAGAATATCAACATCATCCTCCAGATAGTTTTCTTTATTTAACTGGTGTAGAGAGTGATAGAACATTAAGAGAAGTGAGAGGAGGTGTTTCAGGAACAGAACCTTTATATTCTAGAGTCTCTGCTGAGTTGTCAAATAATTTTTTAATTATATCTAGTAATGGAATACCTAATTATATACCTAGAGTAGGTGACAGTGTAATTGAAGGAATATGGGATAATACTGTTGCAACTACAGACACAAACAGAAACATTATTGGAGAACAAAACTACGTATTTACTATACCTATAGTAAGTGTTGAAGATAATCCTGTAAATAGTGAAGAAGATGATATTAACAATTTAACATTAACCAGTCTTCATACACCAATTGGAGTCGCAGTAAATGGAGTTCCTTTCTTTAATCCATTTATCAATTCTTTAGGTAATTATCAAAGTAATTTAAGAGATTTACATTACTATTCTACTTTTGATAGTTATGGTGGATATGTGACAGGACCATCAACAAATGTTACAGGAACAGGACCTTATTACTATGCAAGATATCCAAGTGGATTAGAATATATGGTTATTGATCCATCTAATCAACCACTAGCTACACAAGATGCAGAATATATATTAAATAATCAAATTAATAAAGAAGGATTTAAATCACATTCTCCTATTTTGGGTTATATGTTAGATGGTTATCCTGTATATGGACCTATTGGTACAACCTCTTTATTATTTGATAAACAATTAACAAAATGTAGAGTAATGAAGTCTAGCTATAGATACTACATACAACGAAATTTAGTTAGTAAGGTAGTAGAAGATGAAGGTTTCGAATACATACCAGGATTAGGAGATTTGGATAAATGTAATGCTATATATTCAGCAACACCAGAATATCCTAGAGGTTGTTATCATTATGTGTTAAGTATTGATGCTAGTGGTGATTATGTTGGTACTGGAATTAGAACTGATACTGATGGTAATCAATTATATCAATATAGAAATAATACAAGCGATTTGTCAAAGAATATTATTCAAAGTACTTATCCTCATAGTACAATCTATTTAAGGGGTACACCAGGAACTTTTACAAATCTTTTAGGTTTATTAGAATTTCCTCATAGTCTAACTTATAACAATTTTGAAGTTAGTTTCTTTTATGAACCAACATATTATGTTCAAGATTACGACATAAGTAATGTAGATTTGGCTATTAAAAGATGGGATGATATGTTAATTAGTGTTCCTAATAAACTTGTTCAGGGAGTTTCAACAAGTAATAAAATAAAAATAAACGTTGAATACAAGTTATTAGAAGAAGATGGTGTATTAGGATATAATTCTACACAAAAAATATTAGATTTACAGAATCAAGATGCATCTAATAATAGTATTATAATTGACTGTACTGATATTTCACAATTATATTCAATTATTTATGATAGTCTTGGAACTAAAATACCAATTGAAAATAAATTAGTAATGAATACAAAATATACAGAACAACTGGCATCATGGGCAAGAAGTGATGGAAATAATAGTTACTATTATACAGTTTTACATGAATTAGGTCACTCACTCGGTATAGGATCACTATGGTTTTTAAACGGAACAAAATCAACATATGTAGATGCAGATGATGGAGTAACAAAACATGTTTACACAGCTGAGAACGCAGTTCGTGAATATAGATTTTATACATTTGATACAGATACAAAATTATTAACAGGTATTCCAATAGAAGATGATGGTGGTCATGGAACAGCATCAGTTCATCCTGAAGAAGGAGATGAAGGACATATATCTTTAAATAATAGAAATATTAATGGTGTTTTTCATCCAGGTTTAGGTCATGAGTTAATGACAGGTTTTATTGAATGGGGAACAGATCCATTACCTTTAAGTAGAATAACAGCAGCTTTTGTACATGATGTCGGATTTGAAGTAGATTATAATAAATGTGATCACTATGAGATTGATGGTTATCCACATAATTTTCCTCATTAATCTTTAATAATAACTAAATTAATACTTTATTTATTATTATAATTAAATGTTTTTCTTAGTTACTTTGTTTTTAATTTTTCTTCTTTTTGTTTTTTTTCCACCCTTTTTATTTTTAAAATACTCCATATCTTTTTGATATTCGTCAATTAAAAACTTATAGCTACCACTAGATCCTCCTGTTTGGTTTGATGATTCTTTTAAAATGCTATCAAGATAATCATCATCTTCAATAATTTCAAATATATCATTTCCTTCTTTTACTTTATCATTTATTTTTTGCATTATATTATTAACATTAATTGCAGTAGGCTCAACTCCGAATGTTTTTATAAATTCTTCCTGTGCTCTTTCAAAATTAGCTTCACCCTCTGTCATTCGTTGATTTGGTTTCCATTTGTCATACATATCCTTCAATAATGTTCTATGATGAGATCTTTTGCTGATATTTTTCTTTTGTTTTCCTGAAGGAAATTCTTGATCCCATTCTTTTTGTTCTTCTTCATTAAGTGGAAAATCAGGTCCTAAATTATCCATTCCTCCTGACTGTTCTGATAACCAACTTTTATATTGTTCTGCTTCAGCTGCCATTTGAGCCATACCTTCCTCGCCTCTTCTAGGAGGAATTCTCATTTGTTCTACTTGAAATTCTTGATTATTTCCTTCAGGTGTCATAACTCCTCTTTCTATTGAACTGTGTACACGATCAGGAGGTGAAAATTCATTACCTTTTCTTGGTAAAATATGTACGTGAACATGTGGTACACTTTGTCCCGCTGATCTTCCATCTTGCATAGCAATATTAAATCCTGTAACACCATCATTTTTAAGATTTTCAATGAATGCCCTTTCTATTTCATGTACAGCTAAATATAAGTCTTGAGCAATTTTAGGTGTTAATTTATAGAATCTATCTATATCACCTCCTTCTTCTTGTATTTTATTACTTTTTGGTATCACTAATACATGATCTTTTACAATAGGACTTATGTTAACAATACCTAGAATATCATTTTTTTCATAGAATATTTGTCTTTTATCAATTTTAAATTTTCCAAAATATATATTTTCTTCTGACATATATTATTCATTCATTTTATTTATCAAAAGTTTCAGAAATTCGGATGATTTTTTAGTTCTAAATTTGTAGTTAATAAATTCACATGGAGAAATAACATTATCTTTTAATTGTCCTACATATTGTTTTGGGAAGTTTTTTGCGAAATAATGTTTATACATACTTTTAATTAGTTGTATACTTGCTTTTTTCATTTCTAAAGACACATCAATTCTACCAGGTCTAACTAGAGCAGGGTCTAATTTATTATAATGATTGGAAGTAATAACAAGTATTCTTCCTGGATGTTCTTGTATACCATCAATAACATTCAATATAAATGATAAAGTGAGTTTATCGTCGTTTAATATAGATTTTCTAACTTCAACTTCGTCGCTTTCAATAGCATCTTTCAACATCTTTTTAATATTAATAGTTGTTTCTTCTCCTTCAACTGCTTCTTCTTCTTTATTATTTTTATCTTCTTTTTCTTTTCTTTCAAATACAATATCGCTCATACAATCGATATCTTCTAATACAATAATAACGTCTTCAAAATTATATTTTCTCACACCATCTCCACAACACCTAATTTTTGTATTAAATGTATTATAAAATGCAGTTTCAGTTTTTATTTTATTTAATGGAATAGTAATTATTTGTCTTTTTGTTTTATTAGCAAGTGCTTTAATAAATGATGTTTTACCAGTACCTGGAGGTCCATGTAAACCAATTCCTAAAGTATAAGGAATACCCCATTTGTAATAATAATCTTTATTATTTAAGAAGAAATCAATCCTTTTTATAATATCTTTTTTACCATCAAAAAATAAATTTTCAAATGTTTTTGAACTTTCAAATTTTTTTTCGTCCCAACACGTATCTTCATCTTTAATATTAGTTAAATAATAATTATATAGTTTACCCTTTCTTTTCTTTTCTGTTTCTTCTTTATATTTTTTAGTAATATCATCTACAAATTTTTTCAATTCGTAAATATTTTTAACATAAGAATAAATGGTAAGATGAATGGATTCATGATCGACTTCTTGTTTTGCGTATCCGTGTTGCATTTCTATTCTATCTTTTTTAATCTTTATGTCGATATGAATAGTGTCACCTACATATATTGGCCATTCTTGATTAACAAAGTAACGATTTGAAATATTTTCACTACTAGGATTATCAATATCCATTTGAAATGTTCTCCACTCTTTTAGTGAATAAATATTATTATTTTTACAAGATAAAATATAATCCCATAAAGCATCAAATGATTCACTAGTTATTATACTTGCTCTAGATGCATATGTCGTGTGTCTTGTAAATTTGTCTCCTACAAATTTTATTTCTGAACAATATAAAGTATATATTTTACCATAATAAATTTTTAATATGAATTTATGATAAATATCATATAAACTAATTGATTTTAAGAAAAATATCAATCCTGTTAAAAGTATTATAGTTATTGGATTTATTTGAAAGTTTTCACTTATATAGTTAATAGTTGGATGTATAATAGCTAATTTAATCATTGGAGTTATATCATCAATAATATTATGAACCATATGATTATTATCGTGAAATTATATTTAAATGATATTTAAATATAATTTATGTCTTAAAAGAAAATATATTTGTTCCCTTTTTGTTTTCTCTTTTTCCTTGATATTTTTCTTTTTTTCTTTCCTTTTTCAGGGGGTGCTTTTTTTGTTTTTTTTCTTAGATTTTTAAGCATAGTAAGTAATTGTTTTTCTGTAAATTGAGGATATTCTTCATCATCACCAGCATAACCAGTTGGTCTATATTTTAAAAACCATTTGTCATATTCTTCTGTATTTTGTTTACTTTTAAGTTTTTGAAATGCATCGGCTTTTTCTTGTCTAAGATCTTCTTTAGATATTGCTTCACCATAACAATCTACACTGAATCTTTTAAGAATACCTTTTTGTGATAATCTATTTTTTTGTTGAACGTTATACAAGAAGTCAGCCATACATAATATTCTATTTCTATTAAAGTAGCTTCTTTTAGAATAAATAAAGGACAAGAAGAAGCTTAACATAGTATCAATACTAGCAATTTTATACTTAACTTTATCAACTTCAATTTCATTGTAACTGTGACAATTGACGGGTTTATACACTATACATACAGTTTGTTTGTTAACTCTAATTTCAACATGTTCTGGGACAATTTGTAAAGTAATAGAACCAACTGGTGGATGTTGAATTATTTCAATATTTTTTTCGTCAATATATTTATCCATTAATCTTTCTTTTATTACTATAGATGCTTTATTAATATCCATAGCTAATATATCGAATATAGAATTTTCTCGATTAAATTTATCTTTTATACTTGGGGACATATATCTTGAATATAAGTAAGTTGCATATCCTCCAAAAAAGACAAGATTATTATCTGTTACTGCATCTCTAATACATTTATGTATTTTCAATGCTTTTTCTTTATTGAATTTATTACTACCTTGTAAGTCTTTGGTTGCACATGATTTTAATTTTAAAGGATAATTTTTATTTAGTGCAGTTAATCTTTTTTGAACTTTTTCCCATCTACTAACATCTCCTCCAGGACGTGAAATTTCTAAATACATCAACATACGTAAAAAATTTGGAGGGGCATATCTAATTTGTGCAACTTTAATTGATTCTTTTTGTATAATATCAAATATTTCATGACTCATTTGTGTAATATCAGCGACAGGTATAAAGTTAACGAAAACTTTAAATGTACCGTAGTGTACTCCTGCGGTAGCTAATATTTCATCGTAACCTTCTTTTTTGTATTGATCAGCAAGTTTTTTTGCGTCTTGCATTGCATTTGGAGAGAAAAAGTCATAATCAGGCATTTCAATATCGAAATTATAAAATTGATCTCTTTTGGGTAATATATTATTAATAGCAGTGCCTCCATAACAAACAAGATTGTTGTTTTTAATAAAATTTTCTACAATTTCAATAATTTTTTTAACTTCTTTTGTGTTAGTTACTTCTTCACCTTTTTTATTTTCAACATTTGATACAGCATTTCTTAATATCTCTAATTCACATTCAGCAAAATCTTTTTTATCACAGTTTACAAATTTTTTGGATTTTTTACTAGTAACTGTGTCTGGATCTTCGTCCCTCATACTTTTTTTACTTTTTTTATGATTGGTATATTTTGTATTCTTATCAGTAAGTTTTATACTTTTTTTTTTATTTCCCATATAATAGATATATATAAAATTTATATTCTTAAATTATAATGTTGATCTCTAACTTCTCTATCTCTATAAGATAATTTTTCATCTTGAAGTGGTGGTAAAGGAACAACCTTGTCTATCTTCCTTAATTTTTTATCTTTTAATACAAAGGATGTACCATAGTCATTGAAGAATTTGTTATAATATTGCATGTTGTCGTCGTTATTTTGTAAGTTCATTGCTACTAATTGACAACCATATTTTAATGGTATAGTAGGTTTTAAATTATCTGAAGTACTAGATAAATCAGGTAAAACTATACTCATGGCAGTTTTATTATAATTAACAAGTTCGTTAAAATCTTGTACGTATGTTACATCATTATTTCTATGTAAACGCATAAACATAGAGTTACTACAAATGTTAACTAAATCATATAATTTTGTATTTTCAAAAATACTGTTTGTTTTATCTAAACAAATTATAATTTTTTCTCTTAATTCTTTAATAGGTACATCTCCTAAACTTTTATTATTATATTCTTTTCCAAATTTACTAGGCAAAAGATATTTATTTGTAAAAACATCTTGAATAATCTTTGCCATAGTGTTATATATTTTTATATTTTCACTTTTAATTCTGAAATGTAGTATCATAGGATCAAATGGTGATGGTGATGGTGAATTAAATGATTCAGCGGCAACAACTTTCATTGCATTTATGAATGGAATGTAATTTTTTGATTCTTTAACATAATTAGTGTTAGCAGATGAAGTTGCAATGACTGGTTTATCATTAATAGAGTAAATTTCAAAATCTAGACATCTACAACCTTGTTTGATACCATTTTTAATAGCACATATATCAACAAAATCCTTTTTGAATTCTCCTACAGCAGAACAGTTATAAGATGTCTTAATATAAAAATCACGTAATGGATATTCACCTAATTTTTTAGGTACTTCTTCTGTTTGTGTACGTTTATTTTTATATATAATAACCTTTTCAGGACCTATTTTATTAATATCAAGTGATTTTACAGCGGCAGTATTTGGGTATTGAATATTTAACTCACTACATCTACTTTCATCATCATAATTATTGCTAGACGAAAAAAAGTTTTCTACAATAGGTGCAGGTATAAATAAACTTGTAAAAAATTTTAAAATGTCTTCCATATATTAGTACAATAAATAATTATTAAATTATTTTTATAATATTATTTATAAATAAAGGTATTTCTAATTCGTCTTCGTGAATATCATGAAATATATGAATATATTTGCAAATGAAAGGTATAATTTTGTATTTTTCTTCATCTGTTAATTTATTAGTTAATTTTACATAACTAAAAAAACAATCTAAAATATCCATAACTGAATATCCTTGATTATATATATTTTTAATTATTCTTATAGAATCCAAAAGTTTTTTGTTTTTCATATTATCAATAAAATTGTCAAAAATATTATCATTAATATTTGTACATAGCGAGTTAATAACGTCTACATCTATTATATCGTTGTATAATTTGAACTTTTCTAAATAATTTATCATAATTCGTAGTGATTTTTCACAAAATTTAAAAAAAACATTAATAGAATCATGTTTTATAGTAATATTTTCATTTTCAGTAATTTTTTTACATATTTCAGTTAATTTTGTATCATCTACAATTGGAATTTTTGTTATTATTAGTCGTGATTGAATACTTTCAATAATTTTTTTAAGATTACTACATGAACAGATAAAGTGAACATTATTTTTATAAGTGTCGATACAATTTCTAAAAACTTGTTGGCTTTGTGAATTTATAAGATCTAAATCATCTATTATTACGATTTTTTTTTTGTTATTAATAATACTACATGTTTGACAAAAAGTTTTGACTTCATTTCTATAAAAGTGTATTCCTTGTTCTTGTGCTGAATTGAGATATATAATATTTTTATTGTATTCTTTCTCAGGATATCCTTTATAGTATTCTCTAATGATGCAATTTAATATAGTTGTTTTTCCTGAATCTGGTTCACCAACAAATAATAAATTTAATTTATCAATATCAATAAGAGTATTTATAAAGTCATGTGTTTCATCTTTAAGACCAAATTCAGTTAAATTTTTAGGTTGATATTTTTTAATAAATGAAGACATTTTTATATTAATGAGTAAAAATATATTTAAGTTTTTGTATAATAATATTTAAATGAGTAAAAATTATTATGAAATATTAGGAATTTCAAAAGATTCTTCAAGTGATCAAATAAAAAAAGCATATAGATCACAATCATTAAAATTTCATCCTGATAAACCTGGTGGTAACCAAGCAAAATTCCAAGAATTGAATGAAGCTTATGAAACGTTAAGTGATATTGAAAAAAAACGTCAATACGATAATAAAGATAGAATGCACCGTGGTATGCCACACGGTATGCCACACGGTATGCCTCATGGTATGCCACCTGAAATTTTTCAAGCATTTTTTAATGGCCAACATGATCCATTTAGAAGTTTTGGTGGAATGGGACCAAATATAAGAGTATATCATAATCAGAGACCAATGCAACCAAAAATAAGAAAGCCTGATCCTATTGTAAAAGAAATAGTTTTAGATATAAAAGAAGCTTTTAAGGGATGTAATGCATATATGATATCAATACAAAAAAGAATAATAAAAGATAGTGTATCAACTAATGAAAATGAGACAATATATATTGAAATACCTGAAGGAATAGATAATAATGAAAAAATAGTATTAAGAGAGAGAGGACATATTACAGAAGGTGTACATGGTGATATTAATTTAATTTTCAAAGTTACTAACAATACAAATTTTATAAGAGATGGATTAAATTTAACTATTAATAAAGATATATCTTTAAAAGAAGCGTTGTGTGGGTTTTATTATGAGATAGATCATGTAAACGGAAAAAATTATAAAATAACAAATCAAAGAGGTAATATAATTAAGCCAGGATATGTTCGTGAAATATGTGGGATGGGTATGAAACGTGATGGTCAGGTAGGTAGATTATTTATAAATTTTAATATAATATTTCCATCTGAATTGTCTGATGATAAAATAGATCAGTTAGATAGTACATTAAGTGAGTAAATTATATTCTAAATTTTCGCTTATATCATCTTTGGTTACGATACGTGTACCATCATACCAATCAGCTTCTCTGTCTTGAAAGAGATATCCTCTATGCCCAGGTCCATATTTAGCACAATTTTCAAAACCAAGTAGTGGAGCCGTAATGAAGTGTCTGTACATACCATCTATTGGTTGATGCCAACATGGAATTTTACGCAATAATTCGTTTATACCATGTTTATTAATAGCGTATGCGTGTGTTGCATATCCATTAGCAAACTTAGGATCAAAAGGTTTTTCTTTATTATTAACTTCTGTATTAGGAATAATTAAGCCTAGGTAAATGAAGTCTACATAGCTTTCTATCTCTAAAAAATCATTTTTTATAATTTCTTTAAAGTCTTCTCTTTTAATATTAGATGTTAATTCAATGTCATCTTCAAATATAAAATAAAATGTATTATCATTTCTTTTTAGGATATCCTCAAATATTTTTCTAGTTGTCATTGTTAAACTTTTAAAACCTCTTGGTTTTCCATGACCTTTACAATGTTTACACCTCAAACACCTTTTTTCACTTTCACCAATTTCACTAGAAAGTTTATCAATTGGTGTAATTCTAATTATCTCATCAAAACCAATATCATAAAGTAATTTTATACAATGATCATTTCTTGTCATATCAATATCTAAATTGATGTAATAACATATTAATTTTTCTAGTTTGATCATAATAAAATTATTAATTATTTATTTTAAATTAAAACGAATAATTAACATATTTAACCTTGAATTTTTTTAGTAGGAATATCAGTTGAAACAACATATATTGAGTTTTCTGTTTCAGCGATAAATTCACTTTCTACTTTGTAAATTTTTGCAATAGGACTAGTGTATTCTTCTTCACTTTTTACTAAAAGTTTTTCACTATTTTCTCTAACACCAATTAACGCTTTTTTTTCTAAAGATGGAACCCAATAATCCATCATAATAGGTTTGTCCTGGACAATTGATAATTTAACACAGTGTTTCATTGTAGTATCGGATGGGGTTCTATATGACGATTCGGAAGCTGCTTGACTTTCACTCATTTTATAAATTAATGCTTGAAATTCTTTAAATACTTTTAAACGAATTAAATAAAAAAAGTTACATATTATATGGATTCTAAAGAATTATCCTTAAACAATATGGAATTTTATAATGATAAAATTCGTTTTTCCCTAAAAGATGTTTTTTTTTCTCTTAAAATGTTACTAAATGGATATATTGAATGTTGTTGTGATGATTTAAATTCAAATATTGAGAAACATTATTTAGAAAAGGGAATTAATATAATATTAAATGTTTTTAAGATAATATTAATGTATACAAAAAATTTAGAGGTTGCTAAACTATATACTTCAAATTCTATATATTTTTATATTGAATATATTAATCAAATTACTCGTAATGACACTGAGATACATTTTGTTAATCTTTCATTGAATGATGCAATATTATATGTTTATAGAAAGTCTATATATGAACTATCAGATTCACACAAAAAAAAATTTGTTTTGGATAATGAAGATAATTTTAAATTTAAAAAAATAGGTTATTTAACAATCATTTATCAATCATTATTTTTACATAATTTTAATTTTTTTGACAAAAATAATAAAGATACATTTTGTAATAATTTTAAAAAAATAAATTTATTTTTGGATAAGCAAATTGAAAAAATATTAACTAACTTTGATAAAGATAACTCTGTATTGGATAAGTTACATAATAAGCTATCTGAAATTTTTGATAATAAACCCCATGAATTAGATACTGTTTTAAAAAAAATAGATAGTATTATCGTAAAATAATTATAAGATTCTTATTTTTTTTTTTCTAATTTTTTTATTTTTGTTTTTATTATTTATATTTATATCCCCTTTTTGATGAATTTCACTATATTCATTATAAAGTATCTCTTTTAAATATTCATATACATCCATTAAAATTTGTTCGTTGCATTTTCCAACAATTAAAACACTTCCCGTTCTAAAAATCATAAAAGATAATTCATAATTAATATTATCATTACCCTTTACTTTGTATTTACATTGTATTCCTGGATAAGAACATGGATCGTATGAAGCATTTATTTTGTATTTATTTTTTAATTTTTTAAATAATGTATCTCTATTTATTAAGTATCCACATGAAAAGTTTGAATTAATAAGAACCGTTTCTTCTTTTTCAGTAAGATTTATATTTGGGTAAAATTTGATCATAATATTTTTTACATATTCTGTAATTTTTTTGAATAATTTGTCACTTTGTATTCCTGGAATTTCTATTTTACCAGTATTGAATATTTTTACATGTACTTCTTTGAAAACATTATCATCTATTATTCTTACTAATATTACAAAGCAATTATAAAAAGCACTTTTAGGTTTACTTCTGTAGCTCATAATATCTTTTTTTGAAATTCCAACACTTACTTTTCTAATATCTTTGAATCTTATTTTATCTCCATTATGAGTATCCAAATGTTGAATAACGGTTTCTTCAACAAAATTATTTTGTTTTTCTTTTTCAATTAATAAAATAGTATTTTCATAATCTTTTTTAGATAATGAATTAAACTTCATCTGTTTTTTTATCACACCTTCTTTATTTTCGTAATATTGTATTAGGTTTAATTTCCAAAATACATCAAATAAATTTATATCACAGTTGAAATAACATATTTTAGTTTTAGTTGATATGTATATATCACTTGATTTAGGAACATTAATATTTTCATTTATTCCAAAAGATAATTCATTGTTTTTATCATGTATATTTTTTATTGAGTCGTTATCTTGTGATAACTCAGAGAAATTCATCCATTCATCTTCTAAGTCCATTCAAATTAATATATTTAATTCTTTAAATAATTTAAACAAATCAATTTTATATAAAATTATATTTTTAATTATATATATGGAACTCACCCAAGACATGATGGATGTTTCAACAAAAGGATACCCAATAAAGAGGATTGGATCTAAAGAATATAAACTTAATGAAAATACTTTTGATCCTCACTTTGGATCGTCTCCTCCTACAAATGAATTTTTGGATAAATTAAAACTAAGAAATAACAATTTTTTTAACAAATTTAAAGATACTAAAGTTATTACTTTAAAAACTTTGCCATCTGTGAAATAAAATAATTTATAAATATTTCATTACTTGAATTGGGTGTATGTATAATATTTTCTATAAAGTTTAAAAAATTTTCATTTACAAAATATAATTCATTCTCAATCACATAATTAAAATAATTTTTTATCATGTGTTTTTGATCAATATTATAACTTACAGATATTTCAAAAATATACGTATTAACTAACTTTTTATTACTTTTACCATATTTTTTAATTTTTTCTGTTAATTCTTCCCATATTTTATTACTTATTATTTTAATTTTCATATTATCATTAATTTTGTATTCTTGATTTGATTGTAAAAAATTTATCATACTTCTTATATCCGATCCAAATAATTTTTGTATGAGAACTATTTCATTTTCTGTTAAATTTAATTCTTCTTTATCTACTATATTTTTTATAAAATTATATATTTTATCACATGGAAGTTGATTAAACTTTAATCTTATAAATTCTTTTTTTAGAGACTCATCTATCTTACTTATATAATTACATATTAAACAAAATTTTACATTTTCATTATATGACTGTAATAAATATTTTAAAGCTTGTTGAGCATTTTTTGTCATATAATCTACTTCATCTAATATCACAAATTTTATTCCATTTGAAAATAAAGGTTTCGAATTTATAAACTGCATAATTTGTGATCTTATTATTTCTATACCTCTTTCGTCAGAAGCGTTTAAATGTATTGTTAAGGACTTATGTTCTTGATTATACCTTTCTTGGTATTTCTTAATTAAATTTATTATTGTTGTTGTTTTTCCAGTACCTGGAGGACCATAAAATAATAAATTAGGAAATAAGTTAAAATCTACTATATTTTTAAATATTTTTTCATTATTTTCATCTAATACTATATTTTCAAATCTATCAGGTCTATATTTTTCAACCCATGGTATCGAATTATTCATAAAATACTTACCTTTATATCTTTAACTAATTTAAGTTATTTATTAAAATTACTTAAAGTTTTATGTATATTTTTAGAAAATGAGTGATAATAATTTGAAACCACAAGAAGAGCCTTTGAAAAAAAAAAGAGGAAGAAAACCCAAAAGTTATTACGAACAACTTGCAAAAGATAATCTTGTTAAAGATGATGTACCACAGGAACCACATGTTCCAAAAAAAAGAGGGAGAAAACCAAAAGGAGGTAAGATTATTGAAAATTTATCAAACATTGAAGATAATAAATATGTCAAAAAAAATATTATTTTACACCTTAAATGCAATAGTGAAGATTTAACAACTTTTAAAAATAGTTATGATAATGTGTTAAATATTGATATTAATAGTAGTGGAAAAATGCAGGAACTTAGTTATCAAATATACGATAATAAAATTGAAAATGTTTCAATAAACAGCATTGAAAATAATAACAAGAAAAATATTATTATTAGTAACGAAGATAATATTAATCATGATGATATTAATTATAATAACGATACTAACATAAAAGTTATTAATAAAAAATTAAAAGAATTACAAGACATTTTACATACAAATACAATTATTAACAACAAGTCTTGTTGCTTTTGGTGTACATATGAATTTGATAATCCCTGCATACTCATTCCAAAGTTCAAATTAAGAAATACTTATCACTGTTACGGGTGTTTTTGTAGTCCTGAATGTGGTGTTTCATATCTAATGAATGAAAATATTGATACATCCTCAAAATTTGAAAGATATCATCTTATGAATCATATTTATTGTAAAATATACAATTACAATAAAAATATTAAGCCAGCACCAAATCCATATTATACACTTGATAAATATTATGGTAATTTAACTATACAAGAATATAGACAGTTATTAAAAAATGATAGGTTGTTTATGGTAGTTGATAAACCTTTAACTAAAGTTTTACCTGAACTCCACGAAGAAAATAATGACTTTATAATGAATAACAAACAGTCAACTACATCTAACTCTACATATCAAATTAAACGAAAAACAAATAAACCTAATTCAAAAAATAATATTCTTAATGAAAATTTTGGAATTAATAATTAGTATCAATTTTTGAATTTATTATTTGAACTAATTGTTTTATTGAACTATTATCTTCAATCTTTTCATTCCATTTTCCATTTTGACACCAATGATAACAAAATGACCCTTTATAAAAATTATCGAAATTCCATATTTTTTTAAATCGTAGATCTTTGTACAATTCGGGATCATTTTTTGCCATATGATTAGGTTCGAACCATGAACAAGGTAAAACTAATATATCTAATGGTAAATCAAATGTGAGAGACGCTTGTTGACACCCCCAACCTCTATCACGATTTTTTACATAAACAATAAAATCTTTCAATTTATCACTTTTAGCTTCTAATGATATAAATATAGCATTATTTGGATAATTCCACCATGTCCATTGATAAAGACAGACTTCATTTTCAAAATTTTTAAAAATTGGATCAAAACTTCTTAAAAAAAAACAATCTAAATCAAACCAACACCCTCCATAATTATATAATAATAGACATCTTATAAAATCAGCTCGAAAACGTTTATCATATCCATTTTTTATATACACATTTCCTTTTAATTCATTGATTTCAGTTTTTTTCTTTTCGCTTTCATAAAGAAATGATTTTATTTCACAATATTTACTAATTTCTTTAGTAATATCATTCTTCCTCAGATTTTCTGTCCATAAAATTATTTTATGTTTGCGGTTTAATACATTAAAATAATAACAAGATAATATAGAGTATAAATGCCTTTCATTTAAAGGTTCTCCAGTCCAATAACAATGAAAAATAACTGGTTTATCATAAGAACCATTTAATTCTCTTGCTAAGTCAATTGTTTTATCCCACTCCCAATTTTCACTTAAAAGTTTCATATCTATATATTATATATTAAATTTTGAAAACTAATTTCTTTCTCTCTTCAAAAGTCTTTTCCTTAGTTCTTCTTCCTAAAAATTTGAAATATCGATTCGCAATTTCGTATCTTGATCTAACCCCCTTCGCCTTTTTATAGAGAGAAGACTTATGTTTTAACATAGCTTCTAATCTCACTTTTAAAATCATACCAACTTGCCATATTCTTTTATGAGGATATTTTTTTGATTTAAATAGATTTTCAAGCTTTTTTATTGTATCTTTCACATCATCTACTGTTTTATATTTTATAGGGATAGTATCACTTGGATTCTTATTAATATAAACATCAAAACTTTTACTAGGATCATCTGGATTATATAAAAATTGTTTTTTCGTTTTTTTATTATTCTTTTTTTTATACTTTCTAGTAATCATATATTATATTATCAAAAAAATTGATATTATAATATTATCTTATTTATAATCAATATATAATTATGATTGAAGATGAATCAACATATGATTTTTCAGATGATTCATCAGCTGATAATGATGAGTTAGGATGGTTTGTTCCATTTAATGAATCTGATCAACTATATTTTGATAATGAATGGGAATTTAATTATGAGTATTATAGAAATCAGTTTGTTAAATCTTCAAAATTTGGTTTAGGATTGATAGGACTTTTTGATGAACCTATTAGTAATTCTTCTGATAATGTTTTAAATTATTATTTATTGAATTATACTATTGAACCTAAAGAGATTTTAAAAAATCCATTTGAAATGTTTGATGCTATCATTAATGATCATTTAATATGGTTACAATCTTTAAATCGAATATCATATAATCCATTTATTAGAAACCATCAATATATTAATAGTCTACAGTCACAAATTGAAATTATTCAAAGAGTTTACTACAACGGTTATACTTTAGTAATCAAAAAAACTTTTTGGTTAAGATTAATACAACGTAAATTTAAAAACAGGTACAAAAAAAAGATGTCATTTATGCGTAAGATACAAAATTTAAATTACAGGGCAATAAATGGAAAATGGCCTCAAGAATTTTACCATATTTGATCTGTATCATACCAATACATTAAATCCCCTTTTTTTATGTTAAATAATCTTATGAAATTTTTTGATCTTGCAAGTGACATGTTTGCTCTATACTTAGGATTTACATGTTCATCTGTTGCACTTAATTCATGTTTTGCTTGTTTTTTTATTTTTGTTCTCCATTGTTGACAATAATAACCATAGAATATTTTTAAATGGTCGTCTATTTTTATATTATCAGTTCCACATTCTCTCAAATATTCAATCAATGTTTCTTCAGCTATTGCTAATCCTCCTATATCAGCAATGTTCTCTCCTAAACTGTGTTTACCACTTAACTTAAAATTATCAATTTTCTTTGCATAGTTCTCATACTGATTTATTACTGATTTTTGTTTTTCTTTATACTTTTGTTTGTCTGTATCATTCCACCAGTTATTGAATTCACCTTTATAATTATATTTTGATCCTTCATCATCGAAAGCATGTATCATTTCATGACTTATTGTACTACCAATATATGCTAAATTGTATGCCATATTTTTATCCTGATCTAAGAAAGGTTTTTGTAGAATTCCATTTGGAATTATTATTTGATTTAATAATGGAAAATAATAAGCATTTACGTCAAATACATTTTCATTGTCAAATCTATCCCATTCATCTATATCTACATATTTAAAATTCTTTTTTATTTGATTCCCCACATACCACTTTCTATATTGTAAAAAGTTATATATTGGATCATCTTTTTTGAATTTTATATCAGGATCACTTATATATTTCTTCTTCAAACCACAATGTAATCTCATTGTTTCTAATTTCTTTATTGCTAATTCTTTCGTTTCTAAAGATAACCAACAGTTATGTTCTAATCTTTTTCTTAATATATTTTTTATTTTATCAAACAATATATGACAGTATTTTATATTATCATTTTTTGCATGTATTTCTAAATATTTTTTTGTTATTTTTGTATTCATTATAATATTAACACCAAACTTGTATGCAAATTTGTTAGGAGAAATAATCTCTTTTTGTCCCATTAAGTATTTCTCATAAAATTCGAATTCATGAATTCTCCAATCTTTATGAAAACGTGCATAAGAATTAAAAATTTTAAATATCCAATAAGGATACCAATAGTCATCATTCCAATTTTTCAAATATTTACATATCTCTCTGAGATATGTTGGGTTCGACACAATAATCATATCAGGAAATTTATTGTATCCTAACATTTTGAAAAAGGAATAGGAATCAAAACCATTATCTTTTAATTTCTTCATACTATATGGATTATATGTCAGTTTGGGATCTCTATTATCAATTTCACTTCTCGTATATTTTGCCAAATAACCTTCTATTTTTATCACATTATCAACATTTAAACCATGTTTATTACCTAATATAAATTTAAAACATTGATCTATATATTTATTATACTCTTTTCTTATTTCAACATATTTACCCTTTTTTGTATAGTGACCTCTATCACTCAATCCCAAACCATTTTCTGATATCCCTGAAACGTACTTTTTAGAATTTTTATGGTCCATTTGTAATGCCCAATGAAAAGGAACATTTATTTTATTTATACAACAAAAAGACAAATATTTCCATAAATTATTTTTATCTTTTCTTAAAACATCAAATATAGAAATTATTTTCTTCAAATGTATTTCAGTAGTTTCTTGATTTTTATTAAATTCTGAATAAGACAAAAACAAATTGTTTATATTATGATCTTTTGATTTTATATCGTTTACAATTTTTACTAATTGTTTGTCTACTTTATCTTGTAATATATTATATTCGTTTATAGATATTCTGTCTTTTTTTATTTTTATTTTATTAAACCATGAACTATTTATGTAACTATAAAAATTATCATTCATTTTTATTTTTCTTTTTTTTCTAGTAATGTTATTTGATTTTTTTTTTGTTTTATGTGTTGCCATATAATATATTTAGATATATATTTCGTATTAAATTATTATTTTTTATTTATGAATAAAGTATGAATACTAACTGTCTAAAAATGACTTTATCAGAATGGATTAATTTTAAAATACCTTTAAATGAAATAATTATAAACTGTTCTCCTGTAGATGGTAGTGATAAAATGGTTGAATTCCCTATTGGTATAAGTGTATGGTGTAAGTTACACTATATAGATACTTTAAATACTACAATTAAAAATGATAAAAAATCAATAAATTCAAAACTATATTCATTGTCTTTTGTAACAAATACTGATAGAAAAAGAAGAGGTGATTGGGGAGGAGGAAATCAACCTATTAGAAGAGAAACTATTTTGAAAACACTTACTAATAATTCATTTACTAAAACGTCAAATGGACATAAGTTTTTTGAAGATATTACTAAAAGTAAATTTGTTTTTTCACCAGAAGGTAATGGAATCGATTGTCACAGAACATATGAAGCTTTAATATTTAAATCTATACCTATATGTGAACACAATGAAGATATCAAAAATAAATATAAAGATTTACCTGTTTTATACACAAAAGATTATAGTGAAGTTACTGAAGATTATCTTTTTGAAAAATATAATGAGATGAAAGATAAAACTTATGATTTTTCAAGATTATTTTTATCATTTTATCAAGAAAATATTAAAAAAGAAATAATAAATAACGGTAACTTTTGGGTAAATAAATATCCTCAACATTTCGGTACAAATACTGCTTATCCAATGGATCTAAAAACATTTCATTTACTTAATGACATATATGATAAATTATCTTTTATTACAGTAACAAATAGTGGATATATTAATATGACTTTAAATTGTTTGAAAAGTTTAGAAATGTTAAATATTAATTTAAAACTAAAAATATATTGTCTAGATCAAGAATGCTATGATAAGTTAAAAAATAAATATGATAATGTTATCCTTTACGAAAACTATTTTAGTGGTGAAACTAGATTTGAAGATGGTAAATGGAATGAATTTACAACTAAAAAATTAGATATTATGCATACAGAATTAGAAAAGAATGATTTTGTACTATTCACAGATGGTGATATTGTTTTTGAAAATCCATATTTTGTAATTGATTGCTATCGTCAAATGAAAGAAAATAATAATATTGAATTATTAATACAAGATGAACACCCTATCAATGGAATATGCAGTGGATTTTATATTATTCGCAAAAATAGTAACACTTTAAATCTATTTTCTAAAAAAACATTACTTGATAAAAACGCATATAGTAAAAATGATCAAGATTACATAAATTCAATTATTAAGCAAAATAACATTGTATCAAAAAGATTATCAAAAGAAAATTATTCTAATGGAAGATACTATTGGGAGGTATTATGTGAAAAAGAATATAAGGAATATGAAAATTTTTTAATTCATTTTAATTGGTTGAAAGGTGGGGAGTCAAAACGAAATAAAATGCTACAATATAATAAATGGTATTTGGGTGATTTAAAACACAAGTAATTTTTGTAATATTATTATATTATTATTTATAAATGTATAATAATATAATTATAATTCCATATAGAGATAGAGAAAACCATCTTGCAGTATTTAAAAGAAAAATAAAAGATTTCATAAACATATTAGGAAAAGATATATTGTTTGTAGTTGTTGAACAGAACGAAGGAAAAGATTTTAATAGGGGAAAATTATTGAATATTGGTGTAAAAGAATTTAGTGATGTTTGTAAAGGATTTTTTATATTTCATGATGTAGATACATTCTTAAGAAATACTCATAACCAACAATACGCCTGTGAAACAGAAGATATACTAAGATTATGGGGTCCTCATAGAGCTTCTTTAGGAGGTATATGTAAATTTAAAAAGGATGTTATTTTAGATATTAATGGTCATCCAAATAATATTTGGGGATGGGGAATGGAAGACCGAGCTTTGTTTTATAGATCTCAAATTAAAAATTACAAATATAAAACTATTGTTGATGATTTATCTAAACTAGAAATATTAAAACACAAATCAAATTTAGTTCAATATAAAGGTGACAGGAAAATAATGTCTCAACAAATAGACTCTATTATGAAAAAAAATAAAGAACAGAAAGATAACTTTATTTATAATAGTGGTATAAATACTTTACATAAAATAAATGCAACTGATACACTAGAAAACGACGATCAATATATTATACTTGAAAAAAATGAAAAAGAAACTGAAAATTATGTTAAAATTTTAGTTGATATATAAATTAAACCCATTGATTATTTACATACAAATCAACATTATTTGCATTTTCACGAAAAAAACAAATCCATAAAGAACAATTTCCTATATTTAAAACCAAGTTTTTACATTTTGACATTATTATCAATATTGCCATAAATTTAAAAGCAAATTCATAATTTGTTTTTCCTACTTCGGAATTCCATTCTCCACCTAGACCAGCTACTTTATCAACTGTACCTTTTCTATTATTATTCATATGTCTTATTTCATCATAAAATACTATTGAATTTGGAAAATTTTGTAACATTTCGTTTATATATTCTGTTTCGTCTGATTGTATAATTAATTTCATACCTGGATTATTTTTTAGAAGTTCTTTTCCTTTTTTTATATGTTCTTTATAATTAGGTATTTGATTATTTGGTTTTGTTTCTTTTCTTTTATCATTACCCCTATAAAATAATACACCCAAATTTTCATAATCCAAATTATATTTTTTTTCCATCATTTCTACAATTTCATATACTTTTTGTGTTGGTGTATAATATTTTCTTATAAATGGTGTAAAAATTGAATAATCAAATTCTTTAAAATTTATCCATTGATATTCATGATCAAAATCTATTTCACCTCTATATTCAATTACTACATCTTCACGTGGTTTTTCAAAAAAATCATAACTTATATTATCATTCAAATTACCTGGTTTATACCATCTAAATTGTTCTCTAACATCTATTTCTTTAGGAACTTGTTCATGAGTGTTATAATATTGTATTATTTGCCATAATTTATACATACAGCATGAATAAAAGCCTGAATTGTGTTTACATCTTAATATTGGTAAACTCATTAATATAATTATAATTTTTTATTATTATAATTATACGGCATTTTTCACTTTTTTTTATATTATTATTTTCATATATGAGTATTAGAGGAGGTGGTATAGTCAATAGTAATGCATGTGGTATGGGTAACAAATTATTTCAATTTGTTACAATGTTACTTTATGCAGACAAACATAATTTACATCTTAGAGGTGGTGTTAACAAAAAATTTGAAAAATATATAAAATTTGATGCTAATAAGATACATAAAATTAATAATTTAGATGAAAATTTAAAAAAACAATTATTAAATTCTGGATCTTATGATAAAGATTCTGATGATCTTAAATATTCAGGAAAATTTAATTATGAAACAACCGATTATTTTCAACATTCTAAATTTTTAAATGATAATTATGATAGATTTGTTAAATATATTGTTACTGAAGATCAAAAAAAAGTAATTCCAGAATTCTCTTATAGTGTTAACGATGATGATATTATTTGTTTTGTTAGACTAGGTGAAATTATGTATAAAGGAGAAAATAATCCTAGTAGTGAAGGAATCCATCCTAATTATTATCTAAACGTTCTTAAACAGAAAAATTTTAATAAAATTTATTTTAGAATACATCCATACGATGATAAAAGAATTGATAAATATATGAAATATTTAGACCAATATAAAGACAAAATTATTTTAATTAAAGATGTTGATGATAAATTTGATTTTCATATTGTTAAAAAATTTAAAAATATTGCAATATCTAATTCTACTTTTAACTGGTGGTCTATATATGTACTTGATGATCTTGATAAAAAAACAGTTTATACACCAAAATACTTTGGTCATAAAGGATACAAAAAAGAAAGACATGGACCTCATGTAAAAGATTTATGGAATATTAGAAATAAAACTATACCTATTGAACATGATTTTATATCAATGGACTAATCATTTTTGTAAAAAAATAACTTAATAATAAATTAGGGTAAACATGTCTTAAATTTTCATAATCTTTATTATAAGTTGTTCCCATAATATGATCTATTATATCAGGGCCAAAGTTATACTTATAGATATCATCTTCTTTAATGTGATGTTTTTCATGTATATCATTTACTTTAAAAATAGAATAATTAATTATGTGTCCAGATGTGTATACTAATCCAGCATATATTATTAATATTTTAGGTACAATTTTAATATTCGTTAATTCTTGGAAAAAATATAGTAAAGCAAAGAAAAAGATATTTAATAATGTTTCATATAGTAAATCAAATACTTCAGATAATATTTTCCCTTCATGATGAATTAAATGTGTTTCTCTTAGATAAGGAATTATATGAAATACTATATGTATAAAATAACTGTAAAATGTCATGAATGTAATACTGAATAAAGTATATAAAGGTGATATGTTTTTTGGTACAAGAAATAATGCTAATACAAAATATGTAAATCCTACGAAAAACTGATTCGATATTAAGTTATGTACATTTTCCTTAAACATTTTATAATATATTATATTTATATTTTTATTAAGTTCTTTATGTAAGAAATATAACTGTTATTTTTATAATATTCAAGTATAAATAAAACTAATATTTTATTCAGTACAATCAACATCGCTACATTAGTAATTAGTTTTTCTACTACTATTTCTTCTAAATATTTTTCAGAAAGACTAGATGCAACTAGCTCTGGAGCAGTAGGTAAATTTCCTCCATATTCAAAAGGTGTCACTATACATCTACCAAAAATATAGTGATGAAATATTATTAGACATAATACAACTAAAGCTACTAACAATATTTTTAAATTATTTGATAATACAATTGTAAGAGTCAAAAAATAAACTATAAAAAAATGTAAAAGTGTAATTAAAATCCCTACAAAGTTATCCATATATATTTATACTATTTTTTATATTCAAAACATGTCTTTATTGAGCTTTTAAAACAATTAGGACCTCCTCGTTCCGAACCTTGTCTACATAAATTAGGTTCTCCCCAATAAACATTGTAATTATTAAATTCTATTATTTGATTTAACCATATATCAACTGGTCTGGCTATCTTTCCAGTTCCATTATAATATTTATCTACAATATTTATTATTTTCTCAGCACATTTATTAGTTATCATATACGCATCCATACATCTAGTAGAACCACCACATATTGGCCATCCCGTACTTTCATGTTCAGGTTTACCTGTTCCTTTATTTCCTTTTAAAAATACATTTCTATCTTTATTTTCATCTAATACAAATTGAGGAACATGCAAATTCCAACCACATCCTACAAACATCATATCCCAGTCATCCGGAAGTTGATAATAATATTCTGTTAACTTTTCTTCAAAATTATCACACAAAAAACTTACATCATCTTCTAATATTAAAGCATGTTCTATTCCTTCACTTAATATCTTTCTATAAGCTTCGAAATGCTTTAATGCTACAGAACACTCAGCTAAATTTAGAGGGTACGTACCATTTGCCGCTCTTTTTGTATCAAAAATCTTTAATTCTTTATCTGTTAAATTATCTCTATCCTTTTCTGAAATGTAGGTTGCTTCTATCCCTTGCTTTGACAATTGATTATTCATAAACTCTTTTCTATCTTTAAGTGGTGTATAATGAATTATAAAAATTTTTGTTAAATACATTATAATTCTAAAAAAGAATTAATTATTTATTATATAACGAATGTGTAAATATAAATTTCATTGCTGGAATAATAGAACAGGTAATCATTTAGTAGCATTAATTAATTTAATACATCATGCTTTTATTACTAATAGTGGTGAAGAAATTATTATACCACAACATCCTCATTTCAAATTAAAATCTAAAAAAAATTTAGAAAAACCAGTGGATAATATATGTAAATGTAATAAAGAACATGACCTAACAAGACGTTTTAATCCATGTGGAATTATATCACTTACATTTGATCAATTTAAATATATATTTGATAAATATATTGATCTAAATATGAAAAATGAGGAACAAGATTACTATGATATTTGCATTCATATTCGAGGAGGAGATATATTTAATCATCTAGTACATGGAATGTATGTTCAACCACCTCTTGATTATTATCTTAAAATTATTAAATCAAATACTAATTCTAAAATTTGCATTGTTTCTGAAGATGACTCTAATCCTGTAATGCCTTACCTTAAAAAATATGTTCAATATCATAAAATAAAAAATATAAATTTTAAAAGTTCATCACTTATTAATGATATCATGACATTATCTAGATGTAGAAATCTTGTATTCTCTTTTGGTTCTTTCTGTATATTACCATTAATGGTTTCTAACACTATTAAAACTGTTATTATACCAAAAAGCGTACTCGTTATGAATTGGTTTAAAGCTGAGTCTACTAAACATGAAGTTAAAATTATTGATTTTTCAAATAAATACTTTGATAGATGGCATAACTCAGATAAAGAAAAAGAAATTATGATGAATTATAAATTTGAAAATGAAACCGAAATTCAAAAAATTTCTAATTTGTAATACGTTCTTTAATATATTATTTATTCCAAACAATATTTATGTCTTCAGAACCATTCATTAGTGTTGATTATTGGGCTAAAAAAGCCGATCTATTTATAGATAATTTATACAAAAATAGACAACATAATTATTCTTATGAATCTGAATTTAATGAAACTTTTAAGATTATTAAAAATCCAATTATATTTATAAAAACTGATTTTATTCCATTTTTTGTAGATAAAATTAATACTTTTAAGGATCCATTCATTCTTATTACTGCATCTAATGATGATCATTGTGTTCCTTATTTAAATTTCCCTTGTCTGGATAATAATTATAAAAATAAAGTTGATAAATTATTAAATAAAAAAGAATTAATTAGGTGGTATACTAAAAATCCAGCACTAGTACATGATAAATTACTTGGTTTCCCTCTAGGTCCTAAATGGCAATGGAAAACTACTAGGTTCTTTGGAGAATCTAAAGATGAACATCTCAGAATTTATAAAGAATTATGTTTAAAACCCGAAGAATCATTTTATAATACTAACTCCAAACCTAATCTATTGTATATTAACTATGCTCAAACTACGTCTAACCCTTTATATTCACCACATAAAGGTATTAGACATTCTTTATCTAACATTTTAAGAAACAAATTTGAATTTTCAAAAGGAACTAACTTTTATGATTATATGAAACAATTGAAAACATACAAATTTTGTGTTTCCCCTCCTGGAAGAGGTATTGATACACATAGAGCATGGGAGGCTTTAATGATGGGTACTATTCCTATTATGATTTCTACTACTCAAGATCATCTATTCGAAAAATTACCTGTTATTATTATTACCAAGTGGGAAGATATTACAAAAGAATTTTTGTTAGAAAAATATGAAGAATTAATACAAAAGTCTTATGATTTTGATATTTTATACACTATGTATTGGGATAACATGTTATATGTTGATAAAAACTGGTCATAATATAATTATAAATAATAATTATATTATTGATATATTATATAATGCCAAAAATTCCGTTGAAGTATATTCCAAAAAAATTATCTAAGAAAGATAAAAAAAAACAAAAGAAGCAAATAATGAAATCTAGAAGTTTATATAAAAAAGGTATATATCAAACTAGAAAAAAGGTTAGTTCTTTCAAATCAAAAAAATCATCTCATTTAGTTCGTGCGTCAAAAATATATAATATTGATAAAGTTGTTGTTAATGATACTTTAGCTAGAAAAACTGGATGTTCAAAGAATGCACTCAATAAAATTGTTAAAAAAGGCCAAGGAGCTTATTTTTCTTCTGGATCAAGACCTAATCAAACTGCTCATTCATGGGGTATTGCTAGACTAGCTAGTTCCATAACAGGGCAAAAAGCAGCTGCTGTTGATTACAATATTTTAGAAAAAGGCTGTAGTAAAACATCTAAAGCTTTTAAACTAGCTAAGAAAGCCAGAAAAAATTTTGGATATGGTACTAGAAAAGTTCCAAAGTTTAAATAATAATTTTCTTGCGAGTTTTTTTATTACTTTTTATTTTTTTACCTCCCTTTTTAGTTTTTGGTAATAATTTTTGAATTATCTTTGTCTTAAAATTGTCACTTCTAAGTAATTTTAATCTTTCACTTATTAATTTTGAATTAACTACCAAAGCTGATTTTACAATATTATATGCCATTATTTTACGGTTAGTGAGAGGCAACCGTTGCTTTCCTACTTCTATTTTACTCATTTCTTCATACATTTTATTAAAACAATCAAAATGATTTTTTAGATGACTTGATAATGTATTAAATTTTGTAAGATGGTTTATATCTACTGAATTTGCTGTACTAAATGGTTCTCCATAAAAAGCTCCTGAAAGATATTGCCATTCATTTCTTGAAACTATTTCTTCATTAAACGTAATTGCACCATTAGAACCGTTACTATTAGTTAACGCCCTTTCGACTTCAGGTTTTGCATGATCTACCTTCTCATTAATTGAAGGTTCGTAATTTTCGTCATCTCGATCTTCTATGTTTGGTATATTTTTTAATTGTGAGTACAGACCAGCATTCCCAGGTTGTTTCAATTCGTCATCATTATCATTAAAACAGAAAAAACATTTTTGTAAAAATCCATTTCTGATACCAGGATTTCTAAAATCCCCTGCTATTTTCATTTGATTACAATAAACATGTGAGTATGCAAATTCAAACATACTTAATTTAATTGTATGTAGAAAAAGTTTATGTTTTATATGGCCAGCAGAACCTACATTATTAAACATATTATCTAATGTATTTCTTGAAATTTTCCTTGAATTTTCTAAAGAAGTACGCATAAAATTATTAAACATGTTAAATACAAATAAATTCAATAATTGATTCACACCTTCACACCAACCAGGATTTGATGCATCTTGGCAATTTATAAATCTATATATATATTCAATTAATGGTTCATTTGGAACTATTTGAAAATTTTTTATTGCTTCTGCTGCTGCTGCTGCTGCGTCTGCTGCTGATGCGTATGCTGTTATTTCTGTTGAAAGATCATCAGGTATTTTATGTTTTAACTTGATAAATTTATTCCAGTATAACATTTCAACAGGGAAAAATGTAAATGATGGTACTAATTGATTAAATAGAGTTAAAGGTAATTTATGTTCCATTTCAACAGAATATCCAGGCGCTTTACCGTGGAATTGAGTTTGACATAAATAACAAATTGAAACCTCCGTTTTCACTTCGCTTTTACACTTAGTGTTTAATTTAGTTCCCCAAACTTTCTTAAATTGGGTTATATTATCTTGAAAATTAGAAACATAATCTCTTAGATCTGCTCCTCCATATTTTGTTCTGGTAATAAAATTATTATACTTTTCTATTAAGTCATCTTCTAATTCTCTACGTAATTTTTTTGTGTCTTCATTATTTGTAGGCATTTTATTAAGTTCAATTTCATTATTAACATACATTCCAAGTAATAATTCTTTCTCTTCTTCTACCTCTTGTATTTCTTTACGATTCATACCGTATTCTTTATTTAAACTATGGTTTACAATTGAATCTAATAATGCAGCTAATTTACTGTTTCTTTCAACATCTGCTACGTCTTCTATAGTGATGTTTGAATCATATACAAATTGATCTAAAACATTACGTGCATTTGTTGCAAATGATAAATTTGTATTTACACTATCTCCAGCTTTAGCTGGTCTTCTTTGTGGATTGGAAATAATGTTATCTTTCAGAATCTTCTCTAATGTGATCTTTTTTTCGTTTTGTAACACTTGAGGTAAATCTTCAATAAAACCATCATTATTAATGGAGTCGATATTATTGTTTATTGATTTATTATTATTAGGTCTTTTCCTGAAGGTATTTTTTACAACGTCTTTCAAGTTAGCTTTTATAACTTTTTCTCTAATTATTGATAAATTTCCATCTTCTAATTCTTTAAGTTCTTCCTTTAATTTTAACCTCTCGCTTTTCCTCCTTAACGATGTTTTTAGTAGTTCCTTATTTTTTTCTTCTATCTGCTCTTCTTTTTTTCTATAGTCCTCCTTTTCATCCTCTAACTTTTTATGATGATTTAAATTTTCTGCTATTTCTAAGGCTTGGTCCTTTATTTTTTCACTATTAACCTCTAACACGGGGGGAGATATTTTTGATATAATTACAGTCACATTTGAAGCATTTGTAATATCTGACATGATGGAGGAGGCGCTAACAGAAGAGGGGTGGTCATTCAATGGTGATACTCCTGTACCGGATGCCGGGGTTGTGAATGATGAAGGACTAATTTGTACATTGGATCTTGTTGGAGGTGAACTTTTCGCAGCAAAAGTGGCGACAGCA